GATAATCATCATTGGTTAGTTCAACATCAACAAGTGTGCCACCTAACGATGTGATAACTTCATCCAAAAAGTCCTGTGTTAGTGTAAAGTATGCCATCTATTAAAACTCCTTATTTGGATCATCTAGGAAGCTGGACTGTGTGCTATCTCTATAGTCAACTTCTGTTTCTGTTGGAGTGGTTTCATCAAACGTGGTTTCTTCTGATGGAACAGACTCGCTAAACTCTGTTTCTTCTTGTGCTGCAAGCTCATCCATGATACCGCTGTTAGATTGTTCAATTGGAATCTCACGAGTGGTTCTCTTGTCTTGTAGAGGAACGGCTGTTATAATAACAATGAACTTCTCGTATTCGGTTGATCTTTCAACATCGGTTACTTCCCAAAATGCGCGACTGTAATCCTTCTTGAAGAAGTCCATACTGAATACATCACCAGTGATAATCTCTCTACCAAGAGCTTCAAAATCATCGATGTGCATACGGAATGTATTCTCGTCGCCCATGATATCAACGATACCGAAACGAGAGAAATCTGTTTTCTGTTCTGGTAGCTGATCCATTCCAATTGGAATCTCAACAGGAACAGAGTCATATGCCCTATCAGGGACTTCTGCAAAGATGGTTGTATGAATGTCATTGATGTTTGGGTTAGCATTGGTTCTATCACCAAGGTAGCGATAAACGTTGGCGATTTTCCAAGAAAGACCAAAGACCTCATACGTTAGCTTACGTTGAAGTAGTCTTGTCTTTGGCCCGTATACACCAATCTTTCCTAGCGGTCTAATCATAGCAAGAACCCATATGTGTTAATCATATCCAAGACTCTTTTGGTCTTGGAATTGCTACCTTCTCTTTTCTTCCAGTAAAGTTCTTTGTCCTGTCGGGTGATTCTCTTTCTTCTACCCTTTAGGAATTTAACCTCTCTGGCGATCTTGCTGGTGATGTTTCTGCGATTATCTTTTTGATACTTCTGAACACCAACAATGTCATACATATGCGCCTGCTTCATATCAATGATAAGAACAGTCTGTGCGCGGAATTCTGCGAATGGCCCTGTACCCTGTTGATCCTCGAAACCAGAATAATCAAGGTCAAGGAGAGTCTTTCTCCAATAAGCAGCCATCAACTGTTTTCCTTTTGTCGCTGCAAGACGTTTGGTGATCTCCCAAAACTTATCGAAGTGACTCCTGATTAGTGTATCTGCAAGAACCTCTTCTGAGATTTCATCAATCTCCTCTTGGTCATAGAACCCAACCAGAGAAAGAATCTCGATATCATTGTTCAGATCATCCTTGGAATAGTTTTTGATGTTCTTGACAAAATTAGCATCCTTATTCAGACGAAAGACTCTTGCATAAAGATCAGGAGTAGATGCCTTGCGACCCACAACAGTATCAACAGAATAGGCGAGGACGCTCTTGGGACGAACAACATCACCAATATAATCTTTACCAGAATCTTCCCATTGACCATCATCAGTAAATGAGACATAGATGTTCAGTCGTCCATAATAAAGATCACGGAGTTCCTGAACGTCCATGAAAGATGCAAAGCTCATTGTCTCATTAATCTGTTCGAGTTTCATATGATTCTCTTATGCTGTTGGAATATGATCATTGTCGTTTGTTTTAATGGAATCAGAAATCTTCAATAGCTTCCATCCGCCGTATGCGCTTGCTGCTGTTAGTGCAAGTGTCTTAGCAGTACCACCAACAGCCGCACCGAGAGCAGAGCCACCGGCAGCAGTTGCGCCAGCACCCGTCAAGAACCCAGCCGCAACCTGAGCAAAGCCACCGGCAGCAGTTGCGCCAGCCCAAGCCCAACCGGCGACAGTGGAGATTGCACCGAACATCCACCCACCAAATAGAATTAGTGCAGGGCCAATAAAGTATAATGTGCCACCAACAAGAAGAGAGATACCAACAACAAAAAGAAGACGCTTGATGATCTTCTTCCAGTCACGATCTTTTTTGACAACCTTGAACCCTTCGTCTTTCAGTTCATTGATAACTGACATCGCATGGCTTTTATTATCGAACTGAAAACGTTCTTGAACTGTCTTACCTTCAACAAGAACGCCTTCGTACTTACCATCGACGTGCATAACAACAAAAGTAGCATCTTCTTCTGGACGCTGTAGAGCAAGACCACCAACCGATTTAACCTTTCGATTGGTGAAGAAGTCCTTGACCTTTGAAAGCATATTGCCGATGCCTTCGGTCAACATCTCTTCTGATTCAATTAGCGGAGAATACTGTTCTTGAATAGTAGAAAGAGATTCGTTGATTCGGAGAGTATCAATCTCCTGTTTATAATGTTCTGACAGTTTCATAGACTATACCATTACTCTTTTGGTTTATTATACCGTTATTTATCCATTCATAAATAGATACAAACTAATACTAGATAGGATTTTCAATGTCAACAGCAACTTACACATATCGCTATGATGCTCAATTTGAACGATATATTGAGCAATTCCTACGGGCTTTTGCTGGATTCCAGACACAGGATGGAGTCGATAGAAACTCTGATGGTAATCTTGATACACATCGGGTTCCTGTTGTCTTTGGTCAGATGGATAGAATCGTTGCTACCATCCTCAACAAACGGGAAACCTTTACCAACCAGAAGATTCCTATCATTGCGGCAAACCTGAATGGTATTATGCCCAATCCAGAAGAGAAGAGAGCAACCAAGCATATTGATCATATTTCAAATGAAGCTCTTAATCTCCCCGATGGTGCCAAAGCGATTGAAAGAATCCAAGGCCCACCGTTCACAATGAACATGGAGGTCAATATCATTGCAAGTTCCACGACCGAATTGTTTCAGATTGTAGAGCAGATTCTATTGATTTTCAACCCAAGGCTGACCATTCAGGTTGATACTGATGGTTATAATCCAGATTATCTAAGCGAAATCTCCTTGGAATCAATCAATCCTGATATCCAGTATCCAATGGGAACCGAAAGTAGGACAGTTGCTCTAGGAATGGAGTTTAGCGTTCCTGTTCGTCTACGTTATCCCAAGAGTCTTACTGGTGGCGTTATCCATGAGATTCGTTCACGAGTTCTCGATGGTAACAGCGAAGAAGTTTATTTTGAGAACATTAACGACGAGACAACAGCATGAGCATGACACTGCAAGAGAAGTTCGTAAATCTTTCTAACAGCAACAAGAAGTCTGATAGATTCTATGCACAGTTCCTAGGACTCCCTGAGAACGTGTCTAACATCCTCGGACGCCAGTTGAAGATGATTGGTCGTCCAGAGATTAATTTCACCTCAGAGATCGTCAGACGCCGTGGATACACCTATAAGGATAAGCAGGAAGTCACCTTTGAACCAATCAGCATGGCATTCTTCGATGACGAGAACAGTATCACCAGTATGCTATTGTATGCTCAGGTCTTTCGTCAGATAAACAAATACCCCGATGTATTCGGGGCAATGGATGCGGGTGAGGATAGAGACTACAGATTCGATATCAAGGTTGACTACTATAACTCTCTTGGTGAGAATACAGAAACAATCATTATGCGAGACTGCTTTATTTCTTCATTGTCTCATGGTGATACCATGTATGCAACCGAAGAAGATAAAGAACTGACTGTTACTGTTGAGTTCGATAATCTTGATATTCCAACTTTCGATAAGTTCAGTCAGGTCTTGAAGAAGGCTTAATTAGGAATCAGTAGCCCAGCATCTTCTTTCTCGATTGAAGATGTGATCAGCTTGATCGCATTCCTGAATTCCTTTTCATCAATAACATCATTTCGATAAGCCATTGTTGCACTTCTCGCCAGTCCCTTGATCAATGGCTTAATATGTTCAAAGTCAACACCATCAGACAGTTTCTTTCTAATGGCATTCATTGTTCTGTCATATGCAGTATTTGTAACCAATTTGCTGTATAGGCGTTTGGTCATAGCAACATAGAAAGCCCATTCGTTCAATGTGCTTTCGATAACATGCTTTCTCTCATAGTTACCTTCAATAACATCATCCATATGTTGGATAGCAGCATTGGCCTGTTTTGGGTCAACCTTACCAGAATCAATCATCTTAGCAATGTGAGACTTGACTTTCTTTGCACTCCGCTTGATCTCTTTCAATAGAGACTTGAAAACGGATTTGATGTGTGACCAAAGAGTTCTCTTAACGCTCTGATTAGCTTCCACGGTTGCGTAAATCTTATCTCGCTTATCGGCCATCTTGATCGTCTTGTTGTAGGCATTGAAGGCCATACGATCCTTTCTGATAATGTCGTAGATGATGCCTGCGGCCAGTGCCGATCCTCCTAGGGCAATGGCCACAGGTGCGCTAATAAAACCTGCTACAGAGGCTCCTGCGATGAATGGTGCGGGTATAGAGCTTAACACACCACCCCTTTCGTTCTTAACGAAATCTTTGATTGAGATTGCTTCTTCTAGTTTCATTATTATCCTCGGAATATCGATTTCTCTGTTAGTATTCTGAACAGCCAACCGCGCTCTTCAGAATACTTCTTAGCAGCAACCCACTTGGCCATATTTGTATTGTAGGTTAATTGTTCTTGTATATAGGCAGATTCTTTTTTATTCCCACGACGGGGTTGACTAACATTTTTCGAAGGCTTTATCTCAATCAATTCCTTTTTAATTTCCCCATCACGAGTCTTGTATTCAACATATATGTCTACCATGTATCTGGCCATTCTCCCCTTTACATGGTTATAATACGGGACAACTACCGTTTCTGATCCCCACTTAATAACGGCATTCGAACGATCCATCCATTTGAAAACTTCCAGCTCATATGACGATAGATATCGTGGGTTCTTTGTTCCAATATATTTACCCCAATTTTTGATCTCGTACTTTCCCTGTTTGTAATTTTTAGATGGATACATAATTTTGAGTTTCCGGCTTTATCTATAAATATATTTATGACTTATACAGATATACTAAACGACTATTCGATACCGACATAGAGTTTATCGGACAAAAGAAAAGCCCCTGTAGAAAGGGGCTTTGTGTTTCAGGTATTTACCCGATCTTATCGACGCATCTTCTTAAGTCGATCTCTGAGAGCAGAGCTACCAGCACTAGGCTTGGATTCCTCTTCCTGCTGCTCTTCCTCTTCTTCTGGCTCTTCCTGAGCTTCTTCGGCAGGCTCATCGAAAGACTCTGGAAGGTCTTCGTCGGGGTCGTATTTCACGTTATCCTCAACGGGCTTCTTCTTGCTCTTGAGTCGATCCGCAACACTGCTCTTGGCCTTTGGTGCAGAGTCACCAGTAGAACCTTCTGAGGAACCACCAGAGGACTCACCGTTCTGAGCCTTAGCATCGACCTCTTCTGCCTTCTCAAGCCACTCTTCGACCTTTGCTGTGGTGGATGCCGCTGGAATGAGATCAAGATCGTTATAGTCGAACTGCTCTACGACCATATCCTCAAGGTACTCAAGGTCATCGTCATCTACCATCTTACGATCAAAGAACGAATGGTCGTATGATGCATAGCCACCGGGGTTCTTGGTCTTCTTGATGACCAGTGGGGTAAATGGAATCTCTTCCTGTTCTACCTGACCTTCGGTGACTGCTTCCTTGATCATCGTTTCGATCTTGTATGGAAGGTACATCAGCTTGATTTGGTTATGATCAGGAGACTCCTGAATTTCCATTGGAGACTCAAGGACGATACATGAAACAAGAGTGTAGTCCCGAGCAAACCAACGCTTGGCCTCTTTCTTGTATTCTTCGTTACCAGTCTCTTTTGCTAGGTTAAGTAGGTCGAAACCTTTCTGACACGCAGGGCAGTTATCACCACTGGATGTATACGCACAGTTGATTGATCCTGCGCCGGGGAGTCGTAGGTTCGGGCCATGCTTCTTGAACTTAGCCCATAGTTCACCGTTCACATCAGGAACAAGTAGAACCTTCATCTTTTCGCCTTCTTTGAGATCATAGTAGTTAAGAAGTCGGGTATCGTTCTTGCCCTTCTTGCTTTCGTTTTCGATTTGATCTCGTAGATTGCCTTTTAGTTTCATCTTTAGGTTTTTCATTTGGATACCTCTATGGTTCTTTAAGTTAAATTAACGTCTGATTCACTTGGTTATGAAGCCATCTTTTATGATAGCCCCATATTTAGTCTATCAGAATCAGTGTACAGGAGCAACAATAATCTTCAGATTAGATACTGAGAATACAGCAATACCATGCTCTGTAATAAAGAAGGATGCCTTACCATCAACAGATTGTTCAACAGACTGCTTCATCACACGCTGAAATGGTACAACCTCCCAATATGCCTTATCGGAATCAGGATAATCGATATTCTTCACATCAGTAAACGAATCATCCTCACCATCAAAGATATTGAGAGTTGCCGTGTTGTCCTCTACCTCGATACTGATAGTTCGCTCTGCCTTATCACCAGTATAGCTCATGGAAGAGATAGCCTGAGAGATATAGTCAGTATACTCCTTTTCGAACTCGATTCGATCCTCTGAATCGAAATCACCGGGAACCTTCTTAGGTGCAAGAACATTAGAAGGTGCTGCACATCGGTAGGATACCTTCTTACGCCCCTGCTTAACCTTGATATCGGTGATTAGTTCATCGTTGTTCTCGAAATCAATAGATGCCTTGCTGTCATCAAAGAGTTGAATACGGGACAGTAGACCCTTAACACTTTGGACACCCATTGGATGATCAACGATATATTCTTCAATTGTGTCGAACACAATCACGTTCTGGTCTTTATTCGCACCACGAAGTCGAGTCTTGTCACCATCGAATGGTTCAAGAACCACCTCATCGATGCCTACAGAAGTCAGAACTTCTAGTACATGCTTGATACTATTCATATATGGATTTGCCTCCTTTACCTTTTCAGGATGAGATCATATCAGGTATCTCATCCCATTGTCAACATCTTTTACGCTCGGGTGATCTCGATTGCTTCGATGTTCTCGTCAGCCATAAGCTGCATGAACTTTCGAAATGCCTTGCGAGATTTCCACACAACAGGAACAGAACCTTGGAAGCTCTTTGAACTACCAATGAGAATGCACCCATCACTGTTCTTCACATAGTTTCCAATGTGAATCATGATATACTCTCGCTCAGGGACATTCTCGACTTCCCAACCATCTACGAATTCACCTTTACTGGTTCGTTCTACAACAGGGGAACCACGAAGCCCAGCAGTATACACACCCTCTGGGATGCAGGATTCGCTTTGCTCATTATCCCGCCAAGGCCGCTCTAGTGTATAGACACTCTCACCTGATGGAAAGATTAGTTCACCATGAACGCCTTTACTGAAATAGGTTCGTTTTAGTGTTGCCATACCACCAAGTACAGGTTGTACACCGTTTGGTTCTTCTTGTGTTCCACCTGAATCGGTTGCCACAACTTTCTCTTCGTTTGATTTGTCACCTAGGAACATATCAACGATCTTTCGAATAAATTTCATCATCTTTTACCTCTTATGTTATGTTATGTCTAATGCTCGTTTCAGTTTACTCTTTCCTTTTGATTTGTCAA